AATTTAATAATTAAATCAGGAACAACGACAGCGTTAACTTTTAGTGGTGCAAACGCTACTTTCGCAGGAACGCTTGCAACAGCAGCAGGTGGACTTAATGTAGCTGGTTTAGATATAGATGGTGCTACCGATATTGGTGCAGACATCGTAGATGCAGATTTATTCATAATAGATGATGGAGCAGGCGGAACTAATAGAAAAACGACTGCTGCTAGACTTAAAACATATATTGGTGGTGGAACTTCTTGGCAAGCTGTTAAAACAGGAAACTTTACTGCATCAGCAGGACAAGGTGTTTTTGTTAATACAACTTCTGCAGCAATTACAATTACTTTACCTGCAGGAACAATTGGAGATGAAGTTTCCATTATAGATTATGCAGGAACGTTTGATTCAAATAATTGCACAGTCGCTGCTAATGGCTCAGAAAAAATTCACGCATCAACAGATGACTTAACCGTAGCAACAGAAAGAGCGGGCTTTACATTGGTATTTACAGATAGTACTCAGGGCTGGCTATTAAAGGATAAATAGACCATGGCTGATTATAAAGCAATTAAGGGGCATACTATTCAAAAAGTGGCTGGTGATCCTGGCACTATTGTTGATGGATTAATTTGGTATGATTCTACTGCTAAAAAAATACAAGGTTCTAAAACCGCTGCTGGAGCATGGGCAACGAATGGTGATATAAATCAAGGAAGATATTCTGGCGGAAGTGCAACTGAAGCACCTGGTACTGCAGGATTAATTTTTGGAGGAGACTCTCCTGAATATAATAATACTGAAACATATGATGGCTCAACATGGACAGAAGTAAATAATTTAAATACAGGAAGAGGTAATTTTGCTGGTGCTGGAACACAAACAGCAGCTTTAGCTTCAGGAGGATCAGCTAGTCCCCAAGGACAATCAGAAGAATTTGATGGTACAAATTGGGCAGAAGGAGATGATTTAAATACAGCAAGAGCAGGTCTTACTGGAAATGGACCACAAACAGCTTCTTTAAGTACAGGAGGAAAAATTGGAGAAAATTTTCAAACTCTTAATGAACTTTATAATGGATCCTCTTGGTCAGAATCAGGTGATTTAAATACAGCACGTGCTTATCATTCTACAACAGGAGATTCTACAGCAGGATTAGCCGCTGGTGGATCTTCTCCTTATACAGTGGATAGTGAAGAATTTAATGGAACATCTTGGACAGAAGGAAATAATTTAAATGTGGCTAAAGCATATATTAGAAGCGGATTTGGAACACAAACTGCATCATTAGTATGCGGAGGATATAGTCCTAGTGGCACTTTTGCTACAACAGAACAATACGATGGAACAAGTTGGACTGAAGTTGGAGATTTACCAACAGCAACTAGAGATCATTTTGGATCAGGATCCTCAACAGCTGGATTAGCTAATGGTGGAAGAAGTGCACCTGGTAGTACATTAACAGAAGGATATGAGTGGCTTCATGCTGCATCCGCTGTAACATTTACATCGAGTTAATTATGACAACATACAAAGCAATACATGGAAAATTAGTACAGCATCTGGCATCAGATCCAGATTCTGCAGCCGCTGAAGGACAAATGTGGTTTAATACTGCATCTTCAGATTATAAGACAATTGTTAGAGTGGCTGGATCATGGTCAACAAGTGGAGCTATGAATCAAGCTGGTGAAGGTGGAGCCATGGCAGGTATACAAACTGCTTCAATTTACGCTGGTGGAAATAGACCAGGCTCTGATACATCCGCGTTGTCGGAGGAATATAATGGTGCAACTTGGGCTGAAGGAAATAATTTAAATACAGGAAGACGAAGTGTGCCAGGGGCAGGAACTCAGACGGCAGCTTTATGTATTTCAGGAATTGATCCTGCAAAAGCAAATGTAGAACACTATGATGGTTCAAGTTGGTCAGAAGAGGCTGATGTAAATTCAGCTAGAGGTTATGCAGAAGCAACAGGAACAACGTCATCCGCAATACTGTGGAGTTCTCCAGCAACCGAATCTTGGAATGGAACTGCATGGAGTGAAGTTAATGATTTAAATACAGGAAGAAATCAATCTTCAGGTAATACAGGAACAGGCACAGCTGCTTTAGCTGCAGGTGGAACTCCTCCTGCAAGAGCATTGGTAGAAACATGGGACGGTTCAAGTTGGACAGAAGTTGGAGATTTAAATACTGCAAGAGCAAATTTAGGTGGTGGAGGAACAACATCACTTGCTATAGCTGTCGCAGGAAGTCCTGGTCCAGCATTAACTGAACTATATGATGGAACTTCATGGACTGAAGTAGGTGATTTAAGTACAGGTCGATATAATATAAGAAGCTGCGGAACTTCTACATTAGCAGTAGCAGCAGGAGGTGAGTCTCCAAAAAGCACTGCAACAGAAGAATGGGATTTTACATCTACTCTTGCCGCCGGTGCATGGGCATCAAGTAATGATATAAATACGGCTAGAGCACAACTTTATTGTGGAGATGGAATTCAAACTGCTGCTATTATTGCCAGCGGAAATCCACCGAATACTGTTAATGCTGAAACTTATGATGGTTCGTCATGGACAGAAATAGCTAATTTAAATACTGCAAGATATGGTGGTCAAATGACGGACAAAGGTTCAACCACAGCAACATTAATTACTGGTGGTAATCCAGCAGGAGGCTCTCCCCATACATCAGGTATTGTTGAAAAATGGGACGGTAGTTCTTGGACTGAAGTAGCTGATTTAAATGAAACAAAAAGATTAGGGGCAGGACATGGAACTTCAACAGCAGCGATGATGTCAACAGGATATAGTGCAGGTAGTACACTTACAACAAAAACAGATAATTGGGATGGTAGTTCTTGGACAGAAGGTACAGCTATTAACACAGCTAGAAAAGCTCCTGGCGGAGGAGGAACACAAACAGCTGCTATTATTGCAGGAGGTAATGAGCCAACAGCATCTGGAAAAACAGAAGTTTATGATGGCTCAAGTTGGACGGAAAGCGGTGATCTAAATAATGCTCGTGGTGATGCCGCTATGATGACTACAACAAGTAGTTTAGCTGTATTAAGTGGAGGAGATCCAAGTTTAAGAAGAAAAACAGAAGAATATGACGGTACATCTTGGACAAATGTAGCTGATTCAAGTGCAGATAAATATGCATCTGGTGGAGCAGGTACAGGTACTTTAGGTTTAGCTATTGGTGGTGGAGCATCACCTTATCAAGCTACAGAAGAATGGACTGTTGCACAAAACATTAAAGTAATAACAGACTAGACAAATGAAGGTTAAACAAATATAAATTAATTATGGCAAACGATATCTATAACTACAGCGTAATGACGAATACTGGCAAAGGCTTTATCACTCATAAAGATTGTAGAGATTTTTGGAGAGCAGGTTATCCAGGCAATGTATGGGTTGCAACAGATGTAAGAGAATCAAGACATTGGGTTGCAAGAAACAACGGTGTATCTAAAACTAAAGATCAAGCTCAAACTCTTGTAACAGCATCTGTGGATGCAGCAAAAACAGCTTGGGATGATAACAATGTTGAAGGTGAATCTTCAGCAGAAAAACTTATAAGAATAGGTCCTAAACCTGTAGATATAACTATTCCTTAGGAGATTAACATGGCAACAGATAAAGGTTTTTTTAATTATTGGGTAGTAGAAAATTCTGGAAAAGGATTTATTACTCATACCGACAAACGTAAGTTTTGGATTCAAGGTTATCCAGGAAACGTATGGGTGTGTGATGATATTCCTGAATCAAGAGATTGGGGAGCAAGAAATAGTGCAGCAACAAAAACAAAATCACAAGCACAAACAATTGTTACAAATATTATTAATGATGCACAAGATACATGGGATAATGATAATGTAGATGGTGAATCCGCAGATGAGAAGTATAAAAGAATTGGTGGCAAACCTGCAACAATAACTCTTCCCTAAAAGGAATTTATGGCAACATACAGAGAAATACGTGGAACTAATATTCAATTTCGTGAGGTAGATCCTACAGCGCTAGAAGGAGATGTTTGGTATAATTCTGGTACAAGTATACTTAAAATGTATACTTTTGGAGCAGGAACATGGGCAACAGGTGATTCTATTAATACAGCTCGTATGACAGGCACTACAGCAAAAAATGCTGCTGCAACAGCTGCTTTAATAACAGGAGGAGAAACTTCTCCCCCTACATCCACGGGAGCAACAGAGACCTATGATGGTTCTAGTTGGTCTGAGACAGGAGATTTAAACCTTGCTAGATCAGAAATGGCTGGAGCTGGCACAGCAACAGCAGCCTTATGTTTTTCAGGTTGGAATGTTTCTGGTGATGCCTATAATCCTGAGTGTGAATCTTTTGATGGTTCAAGCTGGACAGAAGTTGGAGATGTAAATTATGATAGAGGTGAAGGTGACGGATGTGGAACACAGACAGCAGCTTTATTTTTTGGAGGACAAAATTCTGATGACTATTCTCCTTGGTTTGGAACTTATTCCGAATCTTGGGATGGTTCAAGTTGGACAGAAGGACCTAATACAAATGCAGGTAGAGGATATGTTGGAGGATGCGGTGTTCAAACAGCAGCTTTAATGTATGCAGGTAATCCTGCACCTCTTGCACAATTAACTGAATCTTATGATGGTTCATCATGGACAGAAGTAGGAGATCTTAATGCAGATGCATATACTGGAGGTGCTTTTGGAATACAGACAGCTGCCATTGCTGCCGGAGGAGACCCAGGTAGAAAAGTTACGGTTGAAGAATGGAATGGTACTAGTTGGACTGAAGTAAATAATGTTTCGGTTGTAAGAAATTCTACGTTTGCTGGAGCTGCAGGAGGAATAACAGCTGGGTATCTAACAGGAGGGCAACTTGCTACGGCAGGAATGTCTAATGCCACTGAAGACTGGAGACAGGCGTTAGCAGCTCAAACTATCGCATTTGACTAAGTATTAAAAAAAGAGTATAAAATCGATATATGAAAGAGAAAAGAAACATACACGAACTTATTGTAAAAGAAGAACCTCATCTTAATGAGATATTAGATCCTGAACAGGTATCTAAATTTAAAGAACTTACAAACGAATTAAGAGATACATGGACGAAGAAACAAATGTTTCGTACTAAAACAGAAATGGAATTTTCTGTATTGAATGATGCTAAGTATCCAACGAATGCTGCAAAGTATTGGCAATGTGTCAGAGAACAAAATACACATATGGAAAACCTTATGCAATTATCTTTTGAAGCTCGTAAAAATGATATTGAAATAAAACAAAAATTAAAAGAATTAGACGTAGAAACCGATCCTTTAGAAAAAGAACTTATTCAAGTTGACATAGATCAAAAAACTTACAGCAAAGCTAGCATGCAATTGGTTGCTGCTCACCGTATGAGAGAAGTTACAGAATGGTCTAATTTTAAAAAGATATATAATGATGGTACTTTTGATGACAAAAACGTTGATACGCATCAATTGGTATCTTACAAAAAAATAATGAAGAATAGACAAAACACACTTACACCTGGATCTTCTCAACCTGAAGTTTTTAATGTACTCGGACAAATGCAATCGATTGAAAGAATTGAAGAAGAAAGAAAAGCTCTTGGTCACGAAAAAAAGAAAGCTATCAGTGAAACACCCAAATACGGAAAACAAGGATAAACAAATCTATTTTCTTTGTGCGATGCCTCGATCAGGAAATACTCTGTTCGCATCACTCATGAATCAAAATCCAGATATTGCTGTTACAGCTAATAGTATTACTCTTGAGATAATGAAAGATTTATTTTTATTAAAGAAAAAAGATGTCTTTCAAAATTTTCCTGACGAACAATCTTTAGATAATGTTATTAATGAAGTTTATAATCTTTATTATAAACATTGGAATCATAAAATTATTATTGATCGAGGACCTGTCTGTACACCAGGAAATTTAAAAGTGATGCAAAAACATTTTAAACAGCCACTTCGTTGCGTTGTTTTAGTACGAGATGTACTTGATGTATTAGCTTCATATATTAAATGGTTTGAAAAAGAACCCACGGCTTTTCCAAATCGATATAAAACACTAGATGAAAAACTAAGTCATATTATGAATAAGAATGGCGCGATGGCTAAAGAGTTGATGTCAATACAATATTTACTTAATCACTCTGACATGACTGTGTTTATTAAGTATGATGACCTAGTTATAAATCCAGAAAAAGAATTAAGAAAAGTTTATACTTTTTTAAACCTTCCATACTATCAACATCAGTTCACTAATTTAAATCAAATTATTGTAAATGGAGTACAATATAATGATAGCATTGTAGGAAAAAATATGCATACTATACGCACCGAAAAAGTGATGAAAGTAGAGAATGAGTATAAAAATAAAATACCAGAAAGATTTGTAAAGGAATATGGACACATTCGATTTTAAATCTATTTGGTTAGGCCAAAGCATTTTAAAATATCAAGTTCCTTTAGATATTTTTAATACAATTAATAAACTATACGAAACTAATTTTGTTAATCTTCCTGATGCTCATAAACAACTGGTTGGTAAGATAGGAAAAGAAAACTCTTTGTTTTTTAATGGACAAAATAGTAGCAAAATAAAAAAACATAATTTACTTCCTCCTTATGTTTTAAATTGGTTTGAAAGTAAATTTAGACATTATTTAGATTTTAATAAAATTAATTCCTATGAACTTCACATGAACTCTATATGGATTAATGAAATGAAAGCAGGAGATTATAATCCTGTTCATATTCATCAAGGAACTATTTATACAGGACTTTCATCAGTCATGATTCTTAAACTTCCCAAAGATATGGGTCCTGAAATTGCAAGACCCGATCAACCTATGAATGGAAAGTTACAAATTATGGGTAATGTATCTGGACAATTGGTTAAATCAGATTACGCTCCTAAAATAACGGAAAGAGATTTTTATATTTTTCCTTATGACATAAGGCATTGCGTTTATCCTCATACAAATCCTACTGCTATAAGACGAACTCTTGCAGCTAACATGGATGTCGCATATAATCCCGTAGCAACAAGGACAGCAGAATGAACCCAACAGAACCTATTTGGAAAAGCTATATTGTAGAAACAACACAACCTATTTTTACACCACAACAATGTCAGATGGTTATTGACAAAGGTATGAGTTTAAAAAAGGAAACGGCTGCTGTGGGTTTGAATAGACCTAAAGGAGGAGTTGATACTAAAAAAAGAATTACTACGATCAGTTGGATACCTTTTAAAGAAATGCCAGAGATGTATCGTGATATTGAAAAGACTATGCTTCAAGCAAACAATAATCACTTTGGTTTTGAAGGAATGCAATTAACTGAACCTGGACAATTTACACATTATCTTACAGGTGGGTTTTATGAATGGCATATGGACAATGATGTATTAGGAAAATTTCAACCTCCAGTTCGTAAAATATCGATGACACTTTTATTATCTGATCCTTCCACTTTTGAAGGTGGAGAATTAGAATTTATGAGCAAGGGTAAAAAAGCAAAATTAAAACAAGGCCAAGCTATCTTTTTTGCAAGTTGGTTACAACATCGAGTTAAACCTGTTACACAAGGTGAAAGAAAATCTTTAGTTATGTGGTTTGGAGGTCCTTCATTTAAATGATTACTGAATATCATTTTCCAACACCTATTTACATCAAAGAAATTCCTAATGCTGTGGAACTTAATCACTATTTAGAAAAACAAATTTTAAAATGGAATAAAGAAGATCCTAAAGGTGTGAGTAAAACTAATGCAGGAGGTTGGCACAGCACAACGGATATGAACAAAAAACAAGAGTATGCTCCTTTATCAAAAGAACTTTTTGTTATGCAAAATGAAATTTTTGCAAAAGAATATTTAACTATGAAACCCGTGCTTGGTAATATGTGGGCTAATATTAATTTCCCAGGAGGATTTAATCGACCTCATCTACACCCTAATAGTTTATTTTCAGGAGTGTATTGGATTAAAGCTCCAGAAAAATCTGGCGATTTAATGGTTTATGAACCTAGACCTGGAGTACATACAACTATGCCCAATAGAAAAGAAGGAAAATTACCTCCTGAACTATGGAGAGAAGTACATTATAAACCTAAAGCTGGAGTGGCAATTATGTTTCCATCTTGGTTATGGCATGAAGTGAAACCTAATGAAAGTAACGACATACGAATATCCGTATCTTTTAATTTTTTACAACGATGAACTTATTTAAAGAACATAAATATTTGGTAATACGAAATGCTATTTCTTTTGAACTAGCTAATTTTGCTTTTAATTATTTTCTTATGAAACGAGATGCTACAGAATGGATGCATAAAAATAATTACGTATCTGAATTTACACCTGGATTTGGCACATGGAAAGATGAACAGGTTCCTAATACCTACTCGGTTTATGGAGATATTTTTATGGAAACGCTAATGATGAAAGTATTACCTGTTATGGAAAAACATACTGCGTTAAAACTATTGCCAACGTATAGTTATACTAGAGCCTATAAAAAAGGTGATGTATTAAAAAGACATAAAGACCGACCTAGTTGTCAAATCTCAACGACATTGCATTTAGGCGGCGATGCATGGCCTATTTATATTGATCCAACGGGAGGAGATAATGTTCCTACAGGTGCTCGAGTTGATCTAAAAATAGGAGATATGCTGGTTTATAGTGGTTGTGAGCTAGAACACTGGCGAGAAGCTTTTGAAGGAAACGTTTGCGTTCAGACATTTTTACACTATAATGATGCTCAAGGTAGATTTGGCAAAGAGAATATCTTTGACAAAAGACCTATGTTGGGTATACCAAAATAGTTGATCCTACCTACATTTTAGTATAATTAAATACAAAGAGATTTTGTATGCTACAAAAAGTAAAATTCGCACCAGGATTTAATAAACAAGTTACGGCTACCGGCGGTGAAAACCAATGGGTCAGTGGCGACTTTGTGCGTTTTAGATATCAAACACCTGAAAAAGTAGGAGGTTGGGCTCAGCTTGGAGACAATACGCTTACAGGTAGAAACACAGCACTACACCACTTTGTCAGTTCTGATGGTATTAAGTATGCTGCACTAGGAACAAACCGATTTTTATATGTCTATTCAGGAGGAGCTTTTTATGATATAACTCCTCTTAAAAGTACAACAACTTTAACTAATGCTTTTACAACAACACAAAGCGATGCAACAGTTACGATCACGTTTGCGAGCGCTCATGGTATTTCTAAGTTTGATATTATACGTTGCGATAATTTTAGCGCTGCTACCAATTCTAATTTTGATTCTGATGATTTTGACGATACGAATTTCATGGTTACCTCCATCCCATCCAGCACAACCCTTACAATCGAAATGGGATCGGCCGAAAGTGGATCGGGAGCCAGTACATCCGGAGGAGTAAGAGTCAGACATTTTTATTCTATTGGTCCAGCTACAGAAGCTTCAGCCGCTGGTTGGGGTTTAGGTTTATGGGGTGGTACGGTTGCTGGAGAACTTGTTGATGCATTGAATGGGGCTTTAACAAGTGGTTCATCAAGTATTGTTCTTGATGATTCAGCTTCTTTTCCTGCATCAGGAACGGTATTAATTGACAACGAACGTATTGCTTATACCACAAACACAACTGGAACGAATACACTATCAGGATTAACACGAGGTGCAGATAATACAACTGCTGCATCACACTCTGATGATGCAACAGTAACTGACGCATCAGATTATACAAAATGGGGTGCATCACAAACAGGAGACATTGTAACCGCTCCTGGTCTCTGGACGCTTGATAATTTTGGAAATAAACTTATTGCAACGATTGTCGATGGCTCATCTTTTGAATGGAATGCTAACGCAACAGGAGCCACATCAACACGAGCAACGGTCATATCAGGTTGCCCAACAGCAACAACACAAACTTTAGTATCTACACCGGATCGGCACTTAGTTGCTTTTGGTACAGAAACAACGATTGGTACAACAACGACACAAGACGATATGTAT